GTCGGCGCCGGTGTCGGTGGTGACGATGCGCGCGGCCTGCATGATCCCCGAGTACTCCTTCATGGCGACGTCGAGCTCGTCCATGAACTCCTCGGCGACCGTGGTGTTGCCGGCGGCGGTCAGGGTGCGCTGCTCCTTCGCGGAGCGGAACTCGCCCTTGACGGTCTTGCCGCGCAGCCCGGGCAGGACGAAGCCGACGCCCATGGCGCGCGCCTCGGGCGGCACGTTCGCCTGCATTGCCTTGACGGTCTCGCGCGTCTCGGGGTCCCACTCGGAGGCCGGTCGGGCGATGAACGTCCGGAGGGCGCGCCGGTCCTTCTCGCGCTGCTCGGGAGTCTGGTGCCGGCCGTCGCCTCGCAGGTCCTCGGGGATACCGGGATCCGTGCGCCCGGCGCGGCGCTGGTCGAGGGTGGCGAGCTCGCGCTCGCGGGCCTCGAGCGTCTCGTGGCGCTCGATTTCCGTCTTGCGCGCGAGGTACTCGGCGTCCATCGCGGTCCACGCCGTCTGCTCCTCGGTCGTGAGCACACGGTTCTCGTTGGCGGCCTTCGTGGACAGCTCGGCCATCTTGCCGTGAAGGGCCAGGTTGAGGCGGCGGAGTTCCTGAGCTTTCGAGACGAACATGGCGGAGTCTCCCCTCTGGTGAACCGTCAAGTGTGACGACTCACCGGGAAGCTCCGCCCCGGTGGTGGGTCACGCCCTCCCGCGCTGCTTGGCGCCTTGCCGGAACGTCCGCTCCGGTAGGTGGCCCGCCGCGACCGGCACAACGCGGTCGGGGGTGGGTTTAAGGTCTCAGAGATCGTGGCGCTGCAGTTGCAGCTGCCGATTGCGCGACTCCATCTGTACCACAGCGGCGTCGGGCTGTCCAGATCCGGGCGCCGGCGCTTGTGACGCGATCCAGGCCTGCATCGACCGCACGGCGACGTCGGTCTGCGGGTAGGCGGGGAAGGTGACGCCCGGGCTGACCTCGACGAGGGTGACTTTCAGGAGCGTGCGCACCCGTGTCCCATCCGGGGCCATGCCCCACTCGTCGGCATCGGTGAAAAAGCCGAAGGAGCAGCCGGTCACGTCGCCCCGCTTGAGGCTCAGGAGGCGGTCCCGGAACCAGGTGGTCAAGGGAGGGCGGTTCTTGAACGCCAGGCCGACGTCGTCCTCCTTCAGCTCGAGCGTGTCCGCCTTGTTCCGCCCCAGGACCAGGTCGTTGTCGTGATTCCAGAGGGCCCGGATGTCGTGCACCGCGATCGACTCCTTGAAGGCGCCCGGGGCGATCTTCTCCCGGAAGCCTCCGAGGTCGTCGCTCAGCTGGTTGAAGACGGCGATGTGCCCCTCGAGCGTGGGTTCGTCGTCGCTGCCCGTGAGGCGCAGCTGCATCGGAAACCGCCGGAGCTCCAGCTCTCGCTTCATCGTCACGTCCTCCTCAATCGGCGACCAGGTCGCACTCGCAGTTGTGAGTTACAATCCCCGCCGCGAAGTACCATCCTCCCGCCGTGTGGAGATTGAAGACTTTTCCATGAAACGGATACCTCTCGACGTGGATCACCTTGTCGAGGAATACATCGCCGGCAAGAGCGAGCTCTCCCTTGCCAAGGCGCTCGGCGTCGATCGTGGGACCGTTCGAAAGCGTCTGCTCGAGTCCAGGGTTGCCATCCGAGGCCCGGCCGCGGCGCAGCTCCTCGTCTGGCGGCACCGCCCTGCGCGTGACAGGGCAGCCGTCTACATGGCCGCCCATCGCGCCGCGCGGGGTCGCCGGCGCAGCTTCGAGGAGCGCTGTCGAGCGGCCCTGACGCGCGAGGCGAGAGGCCGCAATATCTCTCAGACTGAGAAGGCCTTTGCCGCCTTGCTGCGCGAGCGTGGCCTGCCCTTCACGCAGCAGGAGGCGATCGGTCCGTACAATTGTGATTTCTCCTGCCCGCCCGTCGCCGTGGAATGCTTCGGCGGATCCTGGCACTGGCACGGGGAGCATCTCCGACGATTGCCCGAACGCACGCGCTACTTGCTCGATTCTGGCTGGCACCTCCTGGTGGTGACGGATTACGGAGGTGTGCCGCTGAGCAGCGCGACAGCTGACTACGTGGTCGCCCACGTCGAGCGTCTCCGCCGGCACCCAGCCGCTGTCCGTGAGTACCGGGTGATTCGGGGTGCAGGCGAGCTGCTTGCCGTTGGCAGTTCGCAGGACGAAGAGATCTCCATCGTACCAGCGTTCACTCGTGGCCGTGATGCCCTCGGCCGATACCATAACGTCCCCCGGAAGACAGTTCCCGTGTAGGGGGGGGTGGCCGATGTTGTCCGACGGGCGCAGCGGGCCGTCGGTCCCCTCTCCTCCGTCGACGCCCTGGCCGGCGTTGACGAAGTTCTCGCTGGTGCTGGACGTCCGTCCGTCCAGCGACTGGCAAAAGGGGCAGGCCCCGGCGTTCGCGACCCATCGCACGGCCTGCACGCCGGCGACGACGTAGAGCGTCTTCGCGGCCGCGGCCATGAACTGCACCGATTCGTTGAGCCCGATCTTCCCGGCGCGCTTGTCGCCCCACTCGTCGAGGCGCTGCTGCAGGGCGGCCACGACTTCCTCGTCGCCCTCGGCCTCCGCCTCGTCGATGACGGCCAGGAGCTGCAGGCGACCCTCCGAGGCCTCCCGCTTCCCGAACGATTGCGAGTAGTCCGCGGTGAAGCGCTCGAGCTCGGCGGGCATGTCCTCTGACGGGTCGTTCCCCAGCTCTTGGGCGACGGCGCCGTCGATGAGCCCGGCGTAGCTCTGCAGGACCGGCTCCATCCTCGAGGTCGCCCAGGCGCCGTGCGTGGAATAGAAGTCGTCGATCGCCTTCCGCAGGCTGGCGACGGCGCGCCGGCTGCGGCCGTCCTGGAACTGCTTCAGCTCCTTCTCGATCGCCCCGATTTCCCGGCGGACGATGGTGCTGGCCCGGTCCTCGATGATGGGCCGCTGCGAGGCGCGGATCTTCCGGCGCAGCTTCAGTCCCTTGGCACGCAGCTCCGCCGGCGGGAGGGCCGCGCGCGCAGGCGGCAAGGCCGGCGCCGGCCGGGGTGCGGCGAGGCCGCGCGCCTCGAGCGCATGGAACACGGCGCGCACGACGCCGGCGACGACCTCCGAGTTCTCCATGTTGATCGGGGTCAGGTAGACGTCCCCCTTCGGCCCCAGGTCCGGCATGTTCTCGAACTCGCGGATGTCGTTCGCGGAGGCGGCGCCCCACTGGCGCAGCAGGGCGTAGAACTGCCCGCGCGTCTGAGTGTCCCCCCGCATGCGGCCCTGCAGCGAGAACTCGACGAAGAAGCGCTCCTGCTCCGCCTCGGTCAGGAGCTTCCGGTTCATCTCCTGCTCGAAGTTGACGAGCCAGGGGGTCAGGTCGTCGACCGTGTGCGACAGCGAGCTGTGCTCGAAGTTGGTGAAAGTCGCCCGGTCGAAGTCGTAGACGCGGTGCGGGTTGACACCGAAGAACCGGCAGATCTCGAGGACCGAGAATTTCTTGCTCTCGAGCCACTGGCCATCGTTGGGCTTGATGCCGATCTCCTTCCACTCCCAGCCCTTCGGGAACACCGCCGGGGTCAACCAGTTGTCGGGCCCGCCGACGCTCGCGTCCCACCCGGCGCGGACATTCTTTCGGGTCTCATCGTCGAGCTTCGTGTGCGGCGTCTGGATGACCCCGGGGATCCGGCCGCCCCGTCGGAAGAGCGTGGCCCCGTACTTCTGCAGCGACAATCCGGTGCCGATGGCCTCGCGCGCAGCGGAGAGGACGGACATCCCCTGGACGCCGTCGAACCCCAGCCCGGGGACGTGGAGGATTTCCGAGTTCTCCCAGGACTCGGGGGCGCCCGCGCCGAGCCGGATCTCGTAGAACAGGCTCCCGTCCTGGCGCACCTTCGGTTCGACGCGCGCCGCGGGGATGGGCCAGAGCTCGCGGATCCGGCCGCCCCGGTCCCGGCGGATGGCGGCATACCCGTTCCCCTGCAGGAGAGCGTTCGCCATCAGGACCCCGCGGAACGTATACGAGCTGTGCCATGGATTGGGCTGCAGGTGCAGGAGGCGATGCAGCGGGTGCTCGCTGGCGCGCCGGCGGCCCCGCGGCTGCTGCCGCTCGAGGACGAAGAGGGGCAGGGCGGCGACGTCGCCGCTCAGCACCCGGACGCAGCGCCAGACGGCCGCGAGGCGCACGGAGTTGCGCTGTGTGACGGGCGTGCCCGAGTCCGAGGTGCCGCCGCCTCCGATATCGGAGAGGAACTGCTGCAGCTCCGCCAGCTTGATGTTCGGATTCTCGGGCGACAGGCGATGACCGAGGGTGAGAGAGAATGCCGAGGCGATGCGGCCCATGTTCAGCCTCCCGCGACCGAGCCGCGCGAGCCGATCAGGATGAGCGCCAGGCCGAGGACGATGGCGCCGGCGCCGAGGTGGAAGATCGCGGCGCCAATTGAGACAGACGCGACGCCGAGGGAAACGATCACGTCGTCGCTGAAGACGCGCCGGGCCCGAGAGGGCGGGGGGGCCGGCGCCTGGTCAGAGAGGCTCGATTCGTCCATCCTCGACCGCCCCGGTGCTGACCTGCGCCCGGGCAAGCGCCATCACCAGAGCCACGATACCATCAATCCTCTCCCTGGAACGCTTCTTGGAAGGCTTCCAGTTGTCGTAGGCGTCCGTGTCGAGGGCGGCGTTGTCGGCGTTCCAGGCCAGTACGGGCTGCCCGCCGTGCCTCAGATGACGCCTCCGGTAGAGGACATCTAGCGCCTTCGTCGGCGCCGACATGGCCCCGAACCCCTGGCTCATGCGGACGATCGTGAACCCGTCCTCCTGCTCGAGCTCGGTAATCAGCTTGTGGGCGTTCCAGGCGTCGACCGCGATCTCCTGGATCAGGTAGTCCCGGCCGATGTCGTTGATGAACTTCCGGATCGCTCCATGGTCGACGGCGTCACCCTCCGTCGCGAACAGCGCCCCCTCGCGCTGCCAGACGTCGTAGTCGACCTTGTCCTTCCTCGAGCGCATCAGGATCCCCTCCTCGGGGCACCAGAAGAAGGAGAGTACGTCGTAGGCCGGGATCGGGTCGCCATATTCCCAGTCGGGGATCCGGTCCTGCTTGGTCCAGGCCTCGACCTCGGCCTCCGTCGGGTAATCGTCGTCGCCAGGGGCCACGCGCGAGTCGAAGACCAGGTCGAGCGCCGACAGGTCGGTCACGGTCGAGAGGTCGAGAGCGCCGAAGCAGGGTCGGCCCCGCAGGGCCTGGCGCATCGCCTTGTAGTCGAGCGGGCCCGCGCACTCGTTCCAGCGCTTGAGCTCGATCCAACGCTGCACCTGGCGCACCCACTGGTTGAGGTGCATGCGGCGGAAGGTGTTCTGGTAGGCGGGTGAGCGCTTCGCCTCGGCGTACTCCTCCTCGAGAGCCTCCATCTTCACCGACACGCCCAGGTTCGGGTTCGCCTTCTTCCAGACCTCCCGGCTCTCCCAGTCGTCCTTCTCGCCGGCGGCATGAATGACGGGCAGGAAGGTGTCGTCGTGCGCCGTCCCGGCCAGGATGGCCCGCGCCTTGGTATGCAGCTCCCCGCAGATCGTCTTCATGTCGACGCCGGCCGTCGTCAGGGCGAAGGTCATCGGCTGACGTCGGGCGACGCGCCCGCCGCGGAGGGTGTCCCAGAGCTCCCGGTTATCCTGGGCGTGCAGCTCGTCGAAGATGATTCCGTGTGGGTTGAGGCCGTGCTTGCTCTTCACGTCGGCCGAGAGGACGCGGTAGTAGCTCATGGTCGACGGCACGAAGATCTCTTCCTGGTAAATCTCCGAGCGCGCCTTCAGCTGCGGGCTCAGCTCGCACATCAGGCTGGCCGGCTCGAAGACGATCGCCGCCTGGGACTTGTCGGCGGCCGCGCTGTACACCATCGCGCCCGGCTCGTTGTCGCAGTGCAACAGGTACAGGGCGACGCCGGCGGCGAGCTCCGACTTCCCGTTTTTCTTGGCGATCTCGATGTAGACGGTGCGGTAGCGGCGGAATCCGTCGGCATTCTTCTTCCATCCGAACGCGGTCGCGAGGGTCTTCTTCTGCCACGGCTGCAGGACGAAGGGCTGCCCGGCCCACTCGCCCTTGGTGAAGACGAGGTAGCGCGGAAAGAAGTCGCAGACGTGTTGCGCGGCGGCGCGATCGAAGTAGTAGGGGCTGGGGGCGCTAGGTCTTGCGCGGCGCCGGGACCGGGCGCGGTCCGAAGAAGGCCGCGTCCTTCTTCTGCTCGTCGTCATCCCCCGAACCCTCGAGGAGGAGGCGCATGCGATCGGCGGGGCTGAATCCGAAGTTGGCGGCCAGCTTGCGCATGAGCTCGGCAGCCCGCGTGCGGATGCCGACGGCGGGGTGCGGGATGATGGTGCCGTTCCCTGCCTCCGTCACCCGACCCTCTCGTCTGATCTCCTCGGTGGCCCACACGAACTCCGACCAGGCCTCGCAGTAGGAGGCGAACAGGCTCCGGTCGATCGTGGTGAGCAGGCCCAGCCGCAGCAGTTCGACCTCGAGACGCGCCCACTCCGCCTTTCCCTCCTTCGTCATAGAGGACGGCGGATCCGCGCCCGGCGTCGGAGCGATGCGATCGGGCGGGAGGGGACGATGCCCAGGGTTGCCGCGCGCGGCGCGCAGCGATCGCGGTGTCGGCGGAGGCCCGTTGACCTTCACCGGAGCCTCAGAAAGGACAGCGCGCGCGGGTCGTCGAAGGCGATCCGGGGCCTGCCGCATGGCAGCGCGTTGTGCATGGCGAGCACATTGGCCGCCAGCTTGATCGAGGTGCCGCGGACCTCTACCTCCCCTGAATCGAGAAGCGTGCCCTCGAGGCAGGAGTCGTGGAATGCCATGTCGGTGATGTGCACGGCGCCGCGCGCAGCGTCCTCGAGCGGCGTCCGAAAAGCTGTCATCATTTGCTGGGCTCCAACCAGGAACCGAAAGATTCGTTGCGCGTGCAGGCCCTCGTGCCCGCGGTCCAGGCCACAGCGACCGAATTCCGACTTGAAGGGGCACCGATCCGGGTCGGCACCGGTCCCGCCGCGACCCCCCCCTGCGACCTGCGGGCGCGCGCGCGAGCCCGCTCGGCCGGTCCCAGGGCAGATTTTCAAGGATTGCACCCCCCTATCCCCCTACCTTACCCACAACGTGTTCTCCCGCCGCACGAGCTCCTCCGGAGTCACATCCTCAGTCCCTGCGAGTAGTAGTCCTTCGCCCACTGCTCTGGGCCAGGGGTCGCGGGCGAGGGCGGATGAGAACGGCCACTATCGCACATAGGAACCCACGACGGTCCATCATCACTCCCACACTCGGGTGTTCCAGTGCGCGACCGCTTCGGCCTCCTCCCCGTGTGGCCCAGCCGCCCCACACTCGCAGCAGATGACGCGCCAGGCGCCAACCTGGCCATAAAGGAAAGCCCGCGAATCACAGACCAAGGTGAGCGCCGCGCTCCCGCAGTAGGGGCAGCCCTTCGCCCCCAATGCTTCCTTCTCCTTGAGCGCGTCCTCGTTGTCTTCGCTCACGGACTGACCCTGGCCGCACGCATTCTCGGACGATCCTGTCTACCAGTCTTGATCGAGTGGCAGCTCTTGCAGAGCGCCTGGTAGTTGGTCTCGTGGTCCTCGCCCCCCGCGTTGAGCGGGACGATGTGGTCGACCTCGGTCGATGGCGCACCGCATCGGGGCGTGGCGCAGACGGGATGGTCCTCGAGGTACGCCGCGCGCCGACGGCGCCAGGCCCCGTCATAGCCTCGCGCCGCAGGGCTGGGGCGCAGTTCGTCCTCTCTTCGGCGGACGTTCGAACGATGGGCCTGGCAGTAGCCGCCACGCCCACGGATGAGGGTGCCGCAGCCTGGGTATCGGCATGGGTGCGCGGTGAGCCACGGCATAAAGCTCTCCCCTCACCCGATAGGGTAACTCATCAGGCCTGCAGGTTGGCGTTGCTCACGATAACCCAGGTCCTTGGTTCGGTAACGCGTTCCAATGACTGACTTCGGGTAGGTTACGGCCGTGTCTTTTGCGGGTAATAATATTACCCTTCTTCGCCCTCGGCCACGCAACAGCCTAGGCGCCACGCATGTCAGCACACACCCCGCCGAGGTGATCGCCCGCCCCGAGACAGCACGGACATGCCCTGCAAGTACGAAAGACCACGTGCAGGAGCAGGCGGGAGCCGGCGCATTTCCGGATGGCGCGAGCCCGGGAAACGGTTCCTGGTGGCAGCCCGTAGCGCTTGTGCCCGGGGCAGAGCTTGCCGCCCTTCCCGCGACACGCACGACAGACGTAGGTGATCCTCATTGTGGCGGCGGCTCCTGCCACGGTATAAAGCTCTTCCCTCACATCAGGCGTGCACGCCGGCGCTGCTCACGACTACCCAGGTCCTCGGCTCCCTGCTGCACACCTTCGCCGCGGCCACGTAGATGACGCGCCGATCGTTCGGATAGGCGACTCCCTCGAGTGCGTCCTTCACCAGCTTCACCATGTTGTCCAGGTCTCTCGGGTCGAGGTGGGCCGCCTTGTATCTCTCGCCCAGGGCGAACTCGCAGCCGAGGTAGACCGGCCCTTCGAGCATGCGCCCGCCCGCAGCCTTGTAGGCCCAGCCGATTGCTTCCTTGGCGCGTTTCACCTTGGGATCCGTGTGACCACGGCCCTTCCACCAGGACACCCGCTGCCAAGCGATGGGTTCGCCGGGGATTACGAACCGGGTCCGGTGCACCTCGGCCGTGACGTAGATGCGGGGCGGTGTCACCTGGTTAACCTAGCCCTCTCGCCGCGCGCCACTCCTCTAAGAGCTTCTCCTTCGCCGCGCTCGAGGTGAGCCGGTTCACGCAACCCAGCGTCAGGTCTTCGAGAAACCCTTCGCCCGCGTCATGCCACAGCATTCCGTAGGTCCAGCCCTCGCAGCAGAACGTCTCCCGGATTTCCTTGCACGGCAGGCAGGTCTTGAACGAGGACCACTTGCCCTCCCACTTCCCGGAGACCACCTCATAGCGTTGGCCCGGCAGAATCGGATCTTTGCACTCGCAGCAGACCTGCGGCTTGCGGGCCTTGACGAGGAGCGTCCCAACTACTTCGGGTAGGTTCTCGTCTCCCGTCGTAAAGATGCAGGCGGATGCGCACTCTCCGGGCGGCACCGACATCTATTCGGCCTCCCCGCGACGGACCCTCTCGGCGTATTGACGCTCGCTCTCGACCATCGGACGCCGACGCATGATCTCGCTCGTCTTTGGGTGCTTCAGCACGACGTCGCCGGCGCGGAGGTCGTATCCGACCTGGCAGCTGAGGGCCCGCCGCTCTCGGCGGCGCGAGGCCTGCTGCATGTTCTCCTCGATGATCTTCCGGAAGGCGCCCTCACGGCGGTCGAGATCCCCGAGAACCAGGCGTCGAAGGGCGCCGACCTGGTCGATCCCGGCCATCGCCTCGACGATGCGATCCCGCGCGGCCGCGCGCTCGTTCTCGGTGACCTTCACCTCGACATCGAGGATCTCCGTGCTCTTGGTCCAGACGAAGGGCTCAGCCATGCACGCGCTCCTCGAGGAAGAGCAACGGCTGGGCGACGACCTGGCCCGGGCCCGGATAGTCGATGAACCCGAGCGAGCGTAGACGGCCGATGGCGTTCGCGAAGCCCTTGCTGGCCAGGTTTCCGTAACCCGCAGCCGCAGCCAGGGCGGTCCGGTCGAGCGCGCCGGGATAGGCGTCGATGAGCGGACGTAGGAGACGCTCGCTCGCACCACCTAGGAGCCCCAGGACCCGCTCCTGCACCTCCGCGGGTGACCGCGGCGTATCAGCTGGGCGGGCGGCCCGCCGGCCGGCCTCCGTCAGGGCGAGGCGCCCCGAGCTGGGATAGGCGATCCGCCCGCTGCTGCTGAGCGAACCCATCGCGTTGGCGAATCCCTTGCTGCTCAGGTTCGTGTAGCCCGCGAGGAAGGCGACCTGGACGCGCTCCGGATGCGCCACGCCGAGTGCCTCGAGCTCCGCCAGGGCATCGAGGATCCGACACTCGGGCCCGGACAGCATCTCCATCCCAGCGCGCTCCTTGACCGGTGTGCGCGGAAGCGCGGGCGCCGACTGACGGGGCCGCACGACAGCGAGCGACCCGGGCACGGGGAGCGAAATGGCGACCTTCAGTGCGCGCTCCAGATCAAGGACGGCGACCCGCACGGGCTCCGCGGAGTCGATCGCCTTCACCTGGGCGGCCGCCAGCTGCTGGACGGCCGACTCCAGCCGGACGACCAGCTTCGGGTCGAGGACCCGGACCTCCTTTTCCTTCGGCGCCGCCGGGGCCGGGACGCGGCGCTCCGCGGCCGCGAGCTGCCCCTTCAGGCTGGCGATCTCGTGGCGCAGATCCTTTTCGGTCTTCGCCTTCCGCTCTTGCTCGGCCGGCAGATCGGACAGCTTGGGCAGGAGCGCCTTGATGCGGTCCGTCGGCGGGGGCGCCGTGAAGGCCAGCCGCGCGCCGGCTTTCGGGTGCGCCGTCTCGATGGGGCCGATGCGGGCCTTCTGCACCTCGCGGGTCAGGGCCGGCCCGAACACGAAGAACTCCCCCGGCTCGAGCTCGCGCAGCTCGCGCCATCGCTCCTTGCCGAACCCCAGCTCGTCGGCCGCCCGCTTCACGTCGACGTCGAGGCCGGTCCGTCCGATCAGCTTGTTGTTGAGCTCGGCCGCGGCGTCCTTGTGGAGCTTCGACAGCCGCTGGGTCGCCAGGACCGGACCGAACCCGCGCTTGCGGCCCCGCGTACACAGGTCAATGACGGCGCCCGCGGACTCCGCCTCCCCCTGCTGGGGGCAGAAGACGTGCGCCTCGTCCAGGACGACGAGGGCCGGGTGCCAGAGCTTCTTCGGGGCGTCCACGAGCGCCTCGAGGAACAGCCGGACGAAGCGGATCCGTTCGTGCGCCTTCAGCTCGTACAGGTCGAGGATGGCGGACGCGCCCAGCTCGAGCAGGCGCTCGGCCAGGAGCCCGGCCGCGCGGGGCTCGGCCGCGGTGTCGCCCCCATGCTTCGCCGCCAGCACGTAGTCGAACCGCTCGCGCAGGCTCGGGAACTCCCCCTCCGGGTCTATGACGAGCTGCTGGACGGCGCCGTGCGACTGCTCCAGGAGCCGGCGCAGGCACCACGACTTCCCGCCCCCGCTGTTCGCCTGCACCAGCGCCCGGCTGTCGATGAGCGTCGCCAGTCCGGTGTCGAGGCCCGGGGCGAGATGGATGGTCTTCACGGCTGTCCCTGGTTCGAGAGGCGCTCGATCGCTTCGTTGACCCGGCGCGTGATGCCGCTCTTGCCGCTTTCGATGTGCCCGATCATGGCCCCCGTCATGCCCAGCCGACTCCCGAGCTCCGTCTGCGTGACCCCGAGACGCTCGCGCAGCCCACGCATCCGTCGCTGCGCACTGGGCCCCGCCTTGAAGACGATGGTGCGGCTACCCTCGCTTCCCTCGTCGGGCGGCAGAGCGGCGGGGCTGACGGTGGGCGCCGGCACTCGACTGGGGCCTGCGGCCGACATCATCAGCAGTCGCCCCATCGGCTCCGGTGGCGTGACGTGCCTCGACCGCAGGAGGTTCTCGATGCTCTCGAGGCGCTTCAGGATTCTCAGCAGTAGACCCGGCACATCGCCCGCACCTGGCGGGAGGCTCGCCGGCGACCTCGAGGGGCCATTCATCCCCGGCCGCCCCTGGCATTGGCCGCCGTCAGCGCCGGTCGCGCCTTCGGCTCCGGTAGCTCACGGTCCGCGGGAATGAACCCGGAGCCCTTCACCTGGCCGCTGACCCGCAGGTAATCGACTTCGACCTTGGCCGATTGGATGATCTCCTTCGCGACGTCGGCGATCGCCTTGGCCCGATCGATGTCCATCGGCTTCTCGGGGTCTTTGAGCGCCTCCAGTGTTTCGAACAGGTGGTTGCGCAGGTCCTCGATCTTGTTCTTCGTGCCGCTCATGCTGTGGCCCTCCGGATGCGGCGCACCAGGGCGCCGCGGAGCTGGATCGCCTCGGCCAGCGCCTTCGGCAGACGATGGACGGAATTGCGCCGCATCAGCTCGCGGCGGCTCACCAGCTCGAGGTTGTTGAGGCGGACGTCCGAGCGGTCCCCGTTCCTGAAGACAACGGCGTGCCCGCGGGGAACCGCACCGTGGGCCTCCTGCCAAACCAGGACATGCACGAAGCGCCAGTTGTCGCGACTCGGGAGGCTGCGATCGTCGGACACCTTGCGCTTTCGGTAGCCGTCACCGTCGACGACCTCGGTCCCGATATGGACCCAGGTGTGCGGCATCTCGCCCTTCCGGAACTGCGTCTCGCGCATACGGCCGGGAGCCCATCCTGGCCGGCGCAACCCCTTGTTCGCGGGGACGTGGCCCTTCGGGAATCGGTAGGCGGCGCCAACGTTGTCGCCGCGGCGCAGCCGGCAGGCCGCAGGGCTCGCCAGGTACTCGGGGGTCTTGTGGAGACCGAGGATGCCGGCCATCGCGCGGACCGATCCCAGCGGCCGATCCAGCTCTCGCGCCAGCGCCGCGGTTGGCTCGTGCGGATAGCGGCGATTCAGCGCGAGGAGATCGATATCGGTCCAGCGCCGGCGGCCGCTGAGCGGCGGACGTCCGAGAGCGCGGAGCAGCGGCTGGAAGGCCCGGACGAGCCGGGTCGCGGTGCTGCGCAGCACGGCATCGAGGGCCTCCGGGTCCGCCGCGAATGAGTCAGGCACGCCGCGCTCCCTTGCTGGCGGGCAGCCGCGAGATGACCTGATTCCAGCGCGCGATCGCCCTGCGCGGGGTGGAGACGATCGGCCCCTGCGCCTCGCAGTGATCGCAGATGACCGCGTACCCGTCGTTCTTCTCGGTGCCGATCGCCATGGTCCTGATCTTCTTCCCGCACCAGGGGCAGTGGAGGGGCTTCACAGCCTCCTGCCTTCCTTCTCAGCCAGATAGGTGATAGCTGCCCTTGCCGCTTCAAGGTAGGCCGCGCTCGGACGCATGTCGTCGCACTGACCCGGACGATACGTGTCCCAGATCGCTTCTCGCATCGCCTTCGGCAGGCTGAACCAGTGCGGGCGGCACATGAACAGAGTCGGCGGGACGCGCGACGTGCATCCGGTCGCGTGACAGGTGTGCTTCCTTCGCGCGTAGACGTCCCTCGCTTCCGAGCGGCCGGGCGTCATCAGAACGGCTCCTCCTCGTCCGGGCAGTCCTCCTCGTGCGGCCCTGGCGGTGGCAGAGACGGCCGCGGCAGGTCCCACTCCGTGACGGGCGCCACGATCGAGCCCTCCGCAACGCGGCGCGCCAGCTCCTCGGTGACCGGTGTCAGGGCATAGACGGACGCCGGAGGATAGAACTGCGTCGCCCGCACCTCGCCAGGCGCCTTGCCCGGTACGTCGATCCGCAGGAAGCCGGCGCCGGCGATGGTCTGTTCCGTGACGAGGCCAGCCAGGCGTCTATGCCCCATCAGCTCGACGATGAACCAGCCCTGCAGCGGTTCGCTCATGAGCGCGCCGGTCTCGGACGATTGGCGGTCTGCGAACGGCAGAAGGCAGCCAGCTCGTGAAGGCACGTTTCCTCGAAGACCGTGCCCGCAAGAGGGAAGAAGGCGTACCGGCGCCAGCGGCCGAACCACTTGATCTCGCCGAGCTGGCCCCCACCTTCCGCCATCACGAACCAGACCTGCGTCTTGCCACTAGCGGATGGCTGCGGGTCGGTGAAGTAGATGTACGAGGCCTGGAGGGTCATCGCTCCGGCTCCAGGAACCGCACGACTCTCCGGTGGGTCTCGGTCACGACCGGCACCTGGCCGCGCCAGAAGCGCTCCTTCTCGCGGCGCCCGATGTCCTCGCCGTTGTCCTGCTCCAGGCACCTCTCCTGCCAGATCGCCGCCGCCTCCTGCGGGGTGTCGGCCTCGATCCTCATGCCCATCGCCGGGTCGCCGTCCTCCGCATTCACCAAGTACGCCGGCATCAGCGCCCCTTCTTCGCCCGGCTCTTGAGCGTCGGCGGGAAGCACGCCGTGCAGCGCGTCTCCGTCTTGTCCGCCCAGCCGCAGCCCGAGGCGCACGGCGTGTTCTCCTGGCAGCCGCACTTCCGGCACGTCCCGCGGACCGGCTTCCCGGGCTTTCCAGACGTCTGCACGGGCGGGGCCGCCTGGTCGACGATCTTCCGGATGTCGAGGCCGAAGGCGCGGCCGCGCTTGATGTAGCTCTCCGGGGAGTCATCGTTGTTGAACGCGTCCCACAGCAGCGCCAGGAACGCGGCGTGCCGCACCAGGTCCTCGGTCGTCTTCCCGAGCGGCACGAAGTCCTCGATCTTCTCTCCCAGGTCTCGCTCGAACTGCTCGCGGTCCCACTTCGTCGCCAGCTGCTCGATCAGGACCCGGGCGAGATGGCCCCCGGCCCGCGTCGGAGCCTTCTTCACGGCCGCGGCGATCGCCTTCCAGATGGCCGGCCGCGCCCTCTCCCAGCGCTCGGCTTCGGCCCGGCGGGCCTGATGCTCCGCTTCGCGCTTCGCGTCCGCCCGACTCGCCCGCTCGATCGCCTTCGGGTCGCCCGAGGCCTGCGCCGCGGCCGCCCGCTGCCGTGCCTTCCTGGACTTGACCTCCGCGCCCCAGTGCGTCTCGCACTTCTCCCGGTTGATGCAGACGCGGAAGGCCTCCCCCTGGCCGTCGTCGGCCGCCACGAGCCCGACGCGCGACCACTCGCACGTCTTCGACTTCTCCTTGCCGTCGGCGCGCTTCCAGGCCGTCTCCCCGTAGACGCGCTCCTTGCCGGCGCCGCGGACTTCGTCGCTCGCCATGTGGCGGCGCGTGATCAGGATCACCCTGAGCTTGTCGTCGGCCGCGGCCGCGAGCGTCGCCGCCGTCTGCGGGAACAGGAACGCGTCGACGTGCTCCGGCTCCATCCGGACGTTCCGCTTCACCCAGGATCCAAACTCGCGGACGCTGACCGGCTTCGTCTCGACGTAGGGGTCCTTCCGCGACCGCTCGTAGGCCTCGTCGTCGAACGGCAGCCCGCGGTCTCTCTCGAACAGCGCAGCGTTGCGGCCGCCACCGTAGCCGTCCTCTGGTGGCTCGATCGCCCGCTCCTGGTCCTCCGGCTTCAACCGGGCCAGTAGGATCGCGTGCCCCGCCTCGAAGCGCCCCTCGAGGAACAGCGTCTGCGCTTTCGGCACCAGCTGTAGCAGCTTCATGCGGTCGTAGACGTACTTTTCGGAGCGCCCGACCTTCGCCGCAATCCTGTCGGCCTTGTAGCCCGCCCGCAGCATCAGCGCCTGGTAGCCCGCCGCCTCCTCGAGCGGGTGCAGATCGTCCCGCTGTAGGTTCTCGATCGTCTGGCACTCCAGGACCTCGACGTCGTCCAGGTCCCGGATCACAGCCGGCATCGCCGGCAGCTCCGCGATCTTCGCTGCCCGGTAGCGCCGCTCGCCGGCGACGATCTCGTAGGCGTCGGCCTTCCCGTTCCCGCGCGGCCGCACCAGGATCGGCTGCAGGACGCCGCGCACCTTCATCGACTCCGCGAGCTCGTCGAGCTTCGCCTGGTCGAAGTGCTTCCGCGGGTTGGTGCTGGATGGTGCGAGCTGGTGCAGCGGGATGCTGGCGGTCACCAGCTGCGCCGGCGGGCCCGGCTCGGCGGCCGCCGCCTTGCCGCGGCGCCGCGGTGCGTCCATCGGCGTGCTGCTCTGTACGGTTTCCATCGTGGTCGACGCTCCTTCCCTCACGCTTCGGTCACGGCGCCGGCGGGCGTGAGCGGCGCGCCGGTCGCCTCGAGGCAGCCGCGGCAACGCCCCGGCTCTCCACGCCTCCACGCGGGCATCGCCCGCCGGCAGTCGGAGCACTCGGCCCCGCCGCCGCCGGGGGCGAAGCGCGGCCCCCGGTCCACCCAGGCCTCCTCCCAGCCGCGGTCGCGGACGAAGTCGTCCATGCGCGGCACGTACCGCCCGTACTCCTTCCCCCAGTCCTCCCGCGTCCGGACCATGTACCGGACGGCGCGCACGATGCGCTCCGCCAGCGCGGCCGGTGGGCCGAGCTCGTTCCAGGCCTCCCGCGCGGCGAGACGGCCGCGTTTCTTCGGGTAGACCGAGGAGAACCGATCGAACCAGTCGCTGGCGGTGAGGTCCCCGGTCTCGACGCACGGGGACGGCGCGGGAGCTGGTGGCCCACTGGCGGTGAGGTCCCCGGTCTTCACGCACAGGGACGGCGCGGGAGCTTTCGGTTCCGGGACGACGCGGATGAGGGGGAGAGGGGTTTGGGGTGAGGAGGTTGGATCTTTCTTCCCGGATACGAATCCGGATACGAATGGTGATCGCAGTTGCACGCAATTGCTTGCAGAAACGTCCCCTGGAGGGGACGGATACTTGCTCCGGCTCCGGATAGGCTGTTTGAAGTCAACGATGTAGGCGTAGCGGTCGGGTCCCACACGGTAGAAGACGACGAGTCCCGTCGGCGGTGCACCGGGGACGCGCACGGCCTCGATCTCCTCGAGCCAGCGCGCGACGTCCTCGACCGAGATCTTGTCGAGGCTGCGCGGGAAGCACTCGGCGCGCACGATGACCGGGTCGGCGTCGAAGCGTCCGTAGTCGTCGGCGTAGGTCAGGAGCGACGTGAACATCCGGTGCCCCTCGGCCGAGACGGCCGCGAGCTTCCGCGACCGGCGCATCCCCTCCCGCAGGATCCTGTTCGGCATGACCGTTCCCCCGTCAGAGCCGGGACAGCGTGCGCAGCGCGACGTCGAGGCCTCCGAGCAGGAGCCAGACCAGGAAACCCACGACCAGGAGGAACGGGATCGCCAGTCGCGGCGCCGGCGCGCGCGGCGGCTCGATGTCGATCACCCGAAAGCCACGGGGACGGAAAGGGACGACCCGCGGCCGCGGCGGATCGCAGTAGTGCATCATGACGCCTGCCGGGCGCACGGCCACCAGGTCACGGCCTGGCGGTGGGTCTCGGGATCGACCTGCGCATCCCCGGGATGGACCAGGCCCGCGCGCTCGAGCTCCGAGAGCCGCCGGCCGATGCGCTGCCGGTGCCACTCCAGCTCGCCGCGGCCGTCCCGGATCTGCGCGAGGCTCGCCAGCTCCTTGCAGGTCCGGCCGGGGAACTCCCGGACGAGCTGCAGCGCCTCGGCCTGGAGGCTGCCGAGCTCCTGCGGGTCCGACTTCAGCTCGGCCGCGGCGATCGCCGACGTCGTCTTGTCGCTGTCGGAGTGGAGGGGCCCGACCGGGACCGGTCGCCCGGGCTCCGGGTCGAACAGCGGCCCGAGATAGGACCGCGTCTCGCTCGGATCCGACCGCTGCCGGCTCACGGGTGCACCGGTCGACGTGACCACGCGAGCAGGACGATCAGCCCGAGCGCCGCCAGGATCGTCGCCGCCTGCAGGATGACCCGGGCCCAGCGCCGCGGCCAGAGGAACGCCTCGAGGGCCTCGCCGGCGGTGTCGGGTCTCCAGGACCAGTCGCCGGGCTCCCGCTGCGGCGGGACGACGTGTCGACGCGGCTTCCGCTCGGGAGTCGCCTGGAACTCCGGCCGGTAGACCGGGGCCCTCACCGCGCACCCCGGAAGCGCACGACGCGCCCACGCCTTCCGCCGCGGCCGACCGCCGCCAGCTGACGGACGTTGAGGAGCGAGGAGAACGACCTCCAGCCTCGCCGGCGCGCGAGCTCCTGGCCGTCGACCAGGTCGATGATGAGCCCACGCCGGAGCAGGACCGAGAACCGGACCGTCGCGCCGCGGCCACGGGGCCGTGAGGCGATGACGGGAGCGAAGAGGCCGGCCAGGAGGGCCGTGCGCGTCCCGACATCGTTCGGGATGTCTCGGAAGAGCGCCCGCTCGAGCGGATTCTTCGGCCGGCGCCTCAGGCGGTGGACGCTCATGACGTGCCCGGCGACGATCCCGTCAGGCGGGCGGCTGCAGCGTGGAACCGGCACGCGCCCTCCAGGTCGGGCGCCAGGACCTGCCCGAGGCCATCGAACAGCTTCCGGTCGTCGACGGTGCCCGGCAGGATGTACGCGATGTTCCGCTCGTGCCGGACCGACTCCGGCGCGCCGAAGGTGGTGCGCGTGACGCTGATGGAGACGCTGACACGGACGACGTCGTCGGCCCTCAC